GTAATATTCCAAATAGAGCTTTTCGTATTCGTGGCATAAAAACACGCATACCATCAGCCAATACAAGTAGTACAACTGCGACTTATACTCAATCGACCACGACAATAACTATAAATAGTAATGCTCATGGGTTAGCTGTGGGAGACTCGATTATTTTTGATGCTACTTCTGGGGCTGGAGTTGATGGTACTTATCAAATCGCAACTGTTCCCGATGCAAATTCATTTACTTTTACTGCTAGTAATTCTCAAACAGTTACAACATCAAATTGCACCTTCAAGATTACACCTCATGTAGATCTAGAAACTGGAAGAATTAATTATCCAAATGGATACATCTTTAATGGAACTATGGGTGCAGCACAATGGAACTCATGTCCAAGTATGTCATTACTTGATTTACTTACAACTGAAAGATATGGATTTGGTACACATATTTCTGACAATGACGTTGATCTATATTCATTCGTTGAAGCAAGTAAGTATTCAAATGAATTAGTAAGTGATGGTTTTGGAGGTCAAGAAGCAAGATTTAGCTTAAACGTAAATATTCAAGCTTCTCAAGAAGCCTTTAGTTTAATAAATAATATAGCTGGGGTTATGAGAGCATTTCCTGTATGGTCTGCTGGGAAAATCAGTTTGGCACAAGATAGACCAACTGATGCAAGTTATCTTTTTAGTTTGGCAAATGTTACCGAAGGAGGATTTTCTTATACTGGCAGCAGTTTAAAGAAAAGAAGTTCTGTTGCAAATGTTGCTTATTTTAATATGGATAGCAGAGAGGTAGATTATGAAGTCGTAGAAGATGCTGCTGCGCAAGCAAAATTGGGGATAGTAAAGAAAGATATAAAAGCATTTGGAGTAACATCTAGAGGCCAAGCACAAAGGGCTGGAAAAGCAGTTTTATTTAGTGAACAGCAAGAATCAGAAATAGTATCTTTTTCTGTTTCTATTGAGTCTGGAGCCATTGTAAGACCCGGAGCAGTTATTCAAGTTAATGATCCAGTAAGAGCAGGCGAAAGAAGGTCGGGGAGAATAAGTGCAGCCACCACAACTCAAATAACAGTAGACAGTACAGATGACTTAAATACATTTGCTGGGGTCAATAAAAAATGTACTGTTATATTGCCTGATGGTTCTGTAGAGACAAAAGACGTAATTGGTCTTGTTGGTAGTGTGATTACTTTAAATTCTGCTTTAAGCCAAACACCAAATGTTAATTCTATATGGCTTTTGTCGAGTACTGGCACAGGAGGACTCGAACCACAAACATTTAGAGTAGTAGGAGTCGAAGAACAAGAGGATGGTGTTACCTATAAGATAACTGCATTAACCTATTTGGCTGGTAAATATGCAAATATTGAGCAAGGAATTGCGTTGCCAGCAAGAAATATATCCTTATTAAATGTGCTTAGAGATCCACCATCAAACGTAACTGTTGATGAGAGAACTGTAGTAATAAACAAAGTTGCAAGGACTAAATTAATTATTTCATGGGTTAGCGTAACAGGTGTCAGTCAATATTTAGTTCAATATAGGTTTGGTACTGGTAACTGGACATCTGAAACTGTTTTAAGAACAGATTTCGAGGTATTAGATACTGTTGCTGGTACTTATGAAATTAAGGTTTATTCAATTAATGCGTCTTTAAATATATCAACAACTTCTACTGATGTGACTTTCAACGCCGTTGGTAAAACTGACCCTCCAGCAGATGTACAAGATTTAACTATAGAGCCTGTAACAAATAAATTAATAAGACTTAGATGGTTAGAATCTACTGATGCTGACGTTATACATGGAGGGAAAGTTTATGTACGTCATAGTAATAAAACAGATGGTAGTGGTACGTTTCAGAACTCTGTCGATCTAATACAAGCACTTGCTGGTAATACTACAGAAGCAGTCGTTCCAAGTTTGGATGGAGAGTATATTCTTAAATTTAGAGATGATCAAGGTAATTTTAGTACTGGAGAAACTTCTATAATATTAGATTTACCTGATCTAATTGATAGTCAACAGATATTAGCTGATCGAGAAGATACAGACTCAACTCCATTTAGCGGTACAAAAACAAATTGTTCTGTAGTATCTAGTGCTTTACAGTTAACAGATCCAGCCAGCAATCTTACTGCTACTTACGACTTTGCAAACACAATAGATTTAGGTGGTGTATTTTCCCTTAATCTAAAAAGACTAATACAGAGTATTGGATTTGCTACAGGTGGACAGACAATAACCGCAACTTACACTCAATCAGGGACAACCGTTACTGTTACAAGTAATTCTCATGGTCGTTCACAAGATGATTATGTGAACTTTGATGCTCTAACAGGAGCAGGGGTTGATGGTGTATATCGAATAACAGCCGTTGCTACAAATACTTTTACTTTTACATCAGGCACTTCTCAAACAGTCTCAAGTTCTAACTGTACTTTTGCATTTGTTAATACGATAGACACTCTTATACCAGCAGGGACTTTCTGGGATGACTATGCTCCTAACGGTAATTTTGATGGGCCACAAGTGAATGATACATCTGCTTCTTTAAGTGTTAGAACGACACAAACAGATCCATCTGGTTCTCCTACTTATACGCAATTTAATACTTTTGCAAATGGAACATTTAAGGGAAGAGGTTTTCAGTTTAGAACTAATTTAAAGTCTGAAAACACAGCACATAATATTTCTCTTCAACAACTTGGGATTTTTGCTTCTTTTGAATCAAGAACAGAAAGAAGCTATGTAAGTGGAGGAACTACATCTACAGCACCAATATCATCTGGAACTTCTGGTTCGGGACTTGATGTGACATTTGCAAGTCCGTTTTTTGTGGGAACATCAAGCTTGGGAGGAGCAAACGCTTTCTTACCTTCTGTTGGTATAACAATACAAGGGGCAGCAGCAGGGGAATATTTTGTGTTATCTAGCGTAACTGGTACAGGATTTAATATAAAAATATTAGATAGCTCAAATAATCCAGTAAATAAACAATTTACATTTC